TTGCGATATCGCTAAGTGTAGGAGTAGAGGCAGCTGTTGTCTGCCCTGGTAAACTTACAAATCTGTTATTAGCGGCTGTATTACCATTGATGTATTCTTTAAAACAATCAAGTTCAACACTTTTAAATATTTTGTCTTCTGCGTGTGCTATAATATCATTTATAATAGTCGTAGTCAGAACCTGATCATCTGTCTCTGCATAGTCTCTAATCTGTGTTACTAATTCTGAGTATGTGGTCATGGTAATAATGTAACAGGTCCTACCGATTTTCCTGTTCCTCCAAAGTTTCTTATACCACCACTTTCATAATATTTAAAGGCTTTACCTCCAGCATTTACAAATTGATTAACATAGTCTGTTCTATCATCAATTAGTAGTTTGTTAGCACCACCATAAGAACCTTTATTAAAATCAGCTACATAATTTGTTGCTGCTGGGGCTCTACCTACACCTGAACCAATAGTTCCAAAATTATTAGTAACCCATGTATTTTTTTGATTGGTTGTGTCGGTGCTTGTTGAAGTAGATAAAACTTCCCATGTATTATTTTTAGAAATAATTAAATCAATTAATGCATCAGCTTCTGCTCTTTTAGCTAAAGTTTGAAAAAAAGTTGAAGGAGCAGCTGCAGCCGCTTGTAACTCTATCGCCGGAGTCATATTATACCAATCACCGTCTGAAGCTAACAAACCCTGTGATATAGCAAATGTTGCGATAGCTTGGTAATATTCCGTTAATGTACCATCTAAATCTACATATACAGTTGTAGTACCTGGATTACAATTGTCAGTTAAAAACTGTTCTACTAAATCATTAGGGCTAAAAGTATAATTATTAGCGTCAACTTTTGTAACCAAGTGTCCTCTAGCATCATTTATATTATCAGCATCAACTCTAGCTACTTGTGGATAATCTGGAAAGTGTGGGTCTGCTCCTCTAAATCTAACGCGGTCCCCGGTGCTATATCCGTGCGCCGGTTGATTTACTGTAACTAAAATAGAATCGCGGGCACCTGCTGCCATAGAATCCTCTGCTAAAAGATGTGCTACAGGTGGTTCTGTTCTAGCGGGTCTTGCATTTTGTAAACCTTGAGCATCACCAAAATGAGCTCTTGGTTCTAGTTGTGGATGTTTTGGTTCAAACTCTGATCGATGCACAAAAGACCCATTCCATTCTTTTACCATTTCATTATATGGAAACTCCATACCACTCCGGTCTGAAATAGCTTTAGCATATTTACCTGATGCAAACCTAGACATTTGGATAATACGCTTTTGGTGTTATGAAAGTGCTTGTTGAAGAACCATCTTCAACTAATGCACGATTTAATTCGTCTTCGTACAACATTTTTAGTTGTCCTGTTAACTGAGGATTTACTTTTTGAGATAAATAGTATGCAAGTCCTGAAGTCATACAAGGGACAAATCTATAAGGAACATCAGCATTGTTGCTATATCCACCCACATCTTGAATACGTTTAATATAATACATTGTAATATGATTTGCAGCGGCTGTAGAGTCTGGAGTTGGGTAAAAGCTAATTGTAGTGTTATCTATAAACCTTTGCACATAGTATTGTGTAGGTTGAGCCTTAGTTAATTTATTAGCTAAACTTTGATACGTACTTCTGTCTATTTTACTTAAAGATGAATCTGATTGACTAGTTGTTGTTCTATTAGTTCTATATGCAGCCTCTAGAACATCGTCTATACCATAAATACCATTAGGGATAGACGTGGCACTTGTGCCATCAGCAGAGTTTCTAAAAAATTTATACTCAGCTTGTCCTTCAACAAGATCAATTTCAAGATTACCTAGTTCCCAATAATGCAGACCTCTATTGGCCCATTCTTGAAACATTATGTTTAAAGAACGTCTTGCTGATTTTAACTGATAACCACTAACACTGTCGAGGCCTACGCGATTGTAAGCCTCTTCAATAATATCATCAATTAAGAAACCACTCTCAAAATTAGTAGTACCTGATGTTGCCATCTAACCTCCTAGTTAAATGTTACAGTAACGCCTGGAGTAGCTGTTAAATCTAAAAAACAACCTGTTTTAAATCTTATACCACTTCCAGGAATAAAAACACTTAGTCCTTCTGTGCCAAATTTAAAAGTATGAGCTGTTCCTGCTGCAGAAGTATTGTCATACAATACAACAGCTGCATTTGCTACGCCTTCTGCCTGAATAGATGTAACTCTACAAGGGCCAGTAACTAACTGTCCATCAGCCGTTCTGTGAGCTGTTCTCTGGTCTGATGTGAATGATCCTCCACCTGCCATAATATTTCCTCCTAAATTAGCGGGGCCGAAGCCCCGCATTAATTACTTATTAGCTTAAGTTGTTATTCTGTATGTACAGAACAGTAACAGTAGCTGCACCTGTAGTACCATCACCATTAGCTGCTGTAAATGTAGCAGTTACAGTTTGATCAGATGTGCCGATGTCTGTACCGTCAGTTTGAATTGTACCTCTAGTAGTTGCTAAAGCTTTTACGTTAGTTGCTGGTAGATACTCGTCTGTATCGCCTGCGTGTCCAACCTGAACAGTAGCAGTTCCACCATCATTAGAAACAGTTGTAACATTTAACACAACGTCAACGATTTGTGAATTTGCAGGTATGATTCCTATAGTTGTTGTAGCAGTTGCACCGATAATATCGATCACTGCTGATTGAGCCATTAAGACGGAACCAGTATTTTTACTTGCTCCTTCTCTTATTGATCCAGCTTTTACTGGACCCGAAAATGTAGTTGTACCCATTTTTATATTCCTCCTATTAATTAACACAGTCGCGAGGCCGTCTGGTCAAGTCTGTGTTTCTTTGAATATACGCTTTTAATTTAATGATTGCAAATAAAAAGGGGCGCCGAAGCGCCCCTTAGAATGGTTTATAACCTTAATGATTATACACCTGGTGATCCGAATAGACCTCTAGGATCAGAGAAGCCGAAGCTGTATCTTTCCCTAGCTTTATATCTAACGTTACCAGTTTCAAAATCACCCTCTAGGGCAGTTTTGATTGGTGCTCTAACCATGTGCTTTAAGCCGTTAGGAACGTCTGTTTTGATATAGAACGCTTCGTTATCAGCAAGGAAGTTATTTACCACGTATCCTTGTGGTATCATTCCCATGCTTGATAAAGCGTTAATATCGTTATCAGCAGTTCCAACTCTATTAGCAGATTTCATGATTCGCTCAGCTACAAATTGCTGTCCTGGGTGAATGATTAATTTCATTCCACGAGCAGCGATTTTTAAGCCTCTCTCATCTGTTAGTGCAGCAATGTCAATGATTGACTGCTCTAGAGATGTTTCAGATAAGTCAGCAGCTGTTGCTAACTCGTTTCTGAAAGTACCTGCGATCGTAGGGTGAGATTGGTCTAGAAGTGCTACACCGTCCCCTCCCGCTGATGCGCCTGCAGTGAACGCGTTGTCCAGAATTGCAGCGGCTTTAAGTTGCTTAGTTTGAGCCATAGAACGTGCTAGTGCTTTTGTGTAACGAGTAGAAATCTTGTCATACAAGTTATCTTCAATTGCTTCCTCAGTAATTGCGAAAGCAAGAGCCACTGTTTCGTGTTGATATCTTGCTGTGAAAGTTTCTTGCGCGTTGTCATAAGTTACACCAGCGCCTTCAGCTTTAACTGCAGCTTTGTCGAATCCAGATAACATTACTTCTTCTTCGAATGCTCGATCAGAATTTTCTGTATCAAAGATTTCTGCGTGTTGGTTTTCGTAGTTTTTATACTCAAGTCCGAATAATGCATTCAGACCTGGCTCTAGCTCTTTAGCTAGTTGTTGTCTTGATATAGCCATTATTTATGTCCTCCTGCTATTATGCGTACAAGTGCTCGTTAATTAGAACATTATAAACAATATTAGCTGAACCAACTTCAGATCTGCCTTCTTTTCCAGAAAAGCCGATGATCATTAAGTTAGCACCAGTTCCAATATCACTTGAATCTAATTCCATTGCACTTACACCTGTTGTTGTTGAGCCTGTGCCTACGACTACGTCTGCTGTTTGCATTACGTCAGTTTGTGCAGATGCACCATCACCTTGTACTTCAAATACTTGGTATGGATCATCGTATACAAATGCGTCTGCTACAGCGCCGTTTCCGCCTGCTACAGATTGGTTTTTAAAAGTAGGTTTGTTAGTTGTCGCGTCGTCAAATTTACATCCCCAAAAAACACCAATGTTAGTAGTACCTGTTCCAGCTTGCTGGATGTTACCAGAGTCTGGTTGTACCATGTCACCTTGGAAAATTGCATTAGCTTCGTTAGATGCAATTTTATATTCGTTCATTTTTTGAGGCGGTCCACTTCCGATTTTTCCAACTGGATTCAAACCCATTGCGGCGTCTATATTTGCCATATGTTTATCCTCCTTAAAGGTTTAGTTGTTAAATCAGTGGTTGAAATATCAAAATGCTATTTCTTTGTACCACCAAAAGTTACACGAGTTTGTCGATCTTGATTAATCGGCATACTTGGGTGCTGTTCCTTTAAGACATCGTTTTCTAAGGCTTCATGTCGATCGGCAGATACTTTTCTAAAGTAGTCCTCTCGAGACCTTGCGAGCTCTTCGGGTATCCTTGCCAGCACAAGGCCACCAACTCCTATTACACCTGAATATTTACCTGTGTCTAAAGACGGGTAATTATCGTTTGGGTATTCGTCAGCTCTCACTAACTCCCAACCAGATCTCAACTTACCTGTTATATTTTTTGAGTCGTCTTGACCCATACTTTCAGCTCGTATCCATCTGTGTCGATAACCGTCTGGTGCAGGCGGTGCATCTAGTGATGATGGGGGAGTCCAAACTTTAGGCTTTTCAGTTTTAGCTCTAGTTTGACTCGCGCGAGTGGTCTTCATTTTATCGTTTTCCATATGCTTATACCTCCTTCGCGGCTAATTGTTTCGCATATTCTTCTAGCGGCACACCTAATCGTTTAGAAATAGCTACCTGTGATGGTGTGAGTTTCACAGTTTTTCTGCGTCCTTTTACGGCCGGACGTTTGGCACTTGCTACATTCTGAACTGGTTCAGAAGCAGATTCCTTATTTGTATCAAATTTGTGAGGGAATTCAAGTCTTATTCGTTTATCCACTTCAGCGTAATATTCTTCTGATTGTGGATCAAAACCTTCCTCCTCTACAAGAGATTTGTGTATATCAAATGCAGTGTAAGTCATTGCATTATCACTACCAAACCAGGAATTTTTGGATGCCCATTCATCAGCTTTTGGGTCAATTGTAGCCCGTGGCTGTTGCATTGGAACCTGTTGTTGTTGGACTGGTGCTTCAGCTCTTGTTGCTGCAGCCTCTTTAACATCTTTAATTGACGCAAGTCTATTAGCGTCCATTGCAAGTGTTGCTATTTCAGTCTGAGCTGCAACCTGTTCTTCGATATTACCTGCAGCGATTGCACTAGCAAGTTTAGCTTTGGCAGCATCGATATTTGTTGTAACTCTTTTTTCAAACTCAGCTGTGTAGTTTGTGTCTAGTTTAGAATATTTATTTCTTAACTTTTCAACTTCAGCTTGTTGGCTCTGAGCATATGTAATAGCTTCTTCTTTTTGCCTTTCAGCTTCTCTCATTTTTTTAGTAAGCTTGGCAATTCTTTTTTGAACACCTTCCGAATACTCAGCGAGTTCTTCTTTTGGTGCTTGTACTTCTTCTTTTTCTTCGTGTGTTACACCAGCAGATTCAGAAACTTCTATTTCTGGTTTTTCTTCCGGCTGTTCTTGTTCTGGTTGTGCTTCAAGATCAATCTCTTGTTCTTGTTCATCACTATCACCTACGTCTATTTTTAGGTCTTCATTTTGCATAGTTAATTCCTCCTATGAATTACATTGCGTGAATAAGATCTTTGGGGTCTTCTATTGTCCCAAGAACCTCATCATCGTTTAACATTCTAATTTCACCACCATCAATATCCATGCGTGATCCTGCATATCTTGCAAATATCACCCAATCTTTTTCTTTGCACCATGGACCTGTTGGGTACTTATCTTCGTCTTTATAACAAAGAGGTCCCATCTTTAGTACATATCCAACTTGTACAGCAGCGCGTGCTCTGTCCAATGTTTCCTGTGCGATAATAATTCCACCTTCACTTTTTTCTTTTACCCTAAAAGGCATAACAAGTATCCGCCACCCAGTAGGGTTCGGTAACTTATCTAAATTTGTTTTGGAAGGCGCTTCTGTTGCTTCTTTATCTTCAGCTTCGTATTTAGCTTCTAATGCGTGTGACGTTGTTTGGGTCATCTTTTTCTGGCTCCTTTGGTTGTAGCAGGTTAGAGAGTTCCTGATTAATTGAATCCACTGCGTGAATCTTACCTAATATATATTTGTATTCTTCCATAGTGTCAACCCCGCCGTTTGCGAGTGTCTGAACTAGTTGGTCGAGCATTGCTTGCATCTCCCTTTTTATGTTGTAGATCACGTTTATCGGATCTGTAGCTTCTGACATATCGTTTCTCCTTGTCTCCGTTTCTATCCCAGAACTCGTCAAGCGGGTTCTTGGGTTTTTCTTCCCCCATATTCTCCCCCAATGTCTGATTAAATCAATCTATTTTTTGAACTTTTTTAGTGTTGACACTCCAAATGATCCACCAACTATTGTAAGTATAATAACCCAATAATAATCATTAGCCTGAGCCAGGATCTCCCATCCTCTATTCATGTAAGGTTGTAGTGGCCCAATAAAATGACATATGAATATACCACTAAAAGTAAGAGTGAGCCATTCGTCTTTCCATGAGTTAGCAGTTTGTCTCACCTGTTCCATCTGAACACCAATCTTCGCTACATCCACCTTTGCGGCCGCCTCTATCTCCTTTGCTTTGATAATTTTATCCTTCTCAATTTTGTGAGAAATTGCGCCGACGGTCTTTTCGGTGATAAGTTTTGCAACGGGATTATTTAGTAATCCTCCTCCAAGACCTAAAAGTGGTTTGATAAGTAGCAGTGGGTTCATTAGTTGTTGATGATTACCGCGATGACAAGTACAATCGCAACAGCAATTATAACTTTTGTTTTCTTAGTGGTTCCGTCCCACCATTCTTGGGCTTTCCATTTTATTTCGTCGATCATGATGACCTCCTTTTTTTGTTTACACCTGCTTCGCTGAGCGCGATAGCTATGGCTTGCTTCTTATTTTTAACTTTTTTCTTAGATTTGCCAATGTTTAATTTTTTATTTTTAAACTCTCGCATTACCTTACTGATTTTCTTTTCTTTTTTAGAAACAGTTTTACCAGTTTGTGAACGTGATATTGCCACTAGTCTAATCCAAATACTCCAAGTTCATCAACTAAATATCTTGCTAAGTCCTCAGGATACCCGTCTTCTAAATACTGTTGATACATTGCTGAAGCCTCTTCATCACCTTCATAAGGATCCTCTGGATCAGGTATAACGGGAACTCTGTCATTACCTTGCCCTACACTTCCTCCTACCTCTGATGCTAATGCCTCTAAATCTTCTCCTTGATAAGTCATGCCCATAGCATCCGCGTAATCCTTTAGACTATCAAAATCAGTTCCTGTAAAATTTCCTTCAGAGTCAAACTGCATTCCTGCACCAAGAAAACCCTGTTGCATATCTGCTAAGTCTTTAAGAGTTCCTATCTCATCTGTAACATTTCCAAAAGGAGCTCTTTGATCAAAGCTATAATTTCCAAGGTCAAGATCACCATAAGTAGACACACCTGGTTTTCCAAAAAAACCTGTTTTGATATTTCCCTCTTCATCAAGTTTTGTGCCTGCAAAGTTTGCAAGATTTGCCGCCGTAAGTACGCCGCTTAAAGTAGGACTTGTTGAAAGACCAAAATCTTTAACTGTGTCAGCTGCTTCTGCAATATCTTGATAGGCCTGAGTTTTCTTAATACCACTAAGGAAATCACTTACTGGTTTAAATTTCTCAGCTAATGCTTCTTTAAAACTAACGTCTTTTGTAACTTTTGTTTTTTTGTTACCACCACCTGGGTCACTATCAACAGTTGGTCCGCTACTAACTGATGTAGCGTCCATTCCAAATTGTCCTGGTCTGTGATCTCCAAAACCTGTTTTGTTACCACCACCTGGATCTGGACCTGTTTTGCCAGACTTGTCAGCTTTACTGCTGCTTCTACGTCCACCTCTACCTTTTAAAGCCATTTTATTTACTCTCCCTATTATTCGTCATCAACAAACGTTGCTTGCATCTGTTTTATACCATCTTTTGCAAGTGATACAGAAGCTCTTAATTTAGCATGTTCGTCATT